TAGTATTGAGAAGCGAATAGAGAACCTGACTGGGTTCCTTGTACGGCAGCGGCATGATATTATCACGCATCGTACCAGAGCCAACGTCTACATCCCGGAACTCCCCCGGCCCAATAGGAGTGTCATCCCCTTTGACGCGGAGGCTCTTAGTTTTGAAGCCCCCCGGTAGATTTGAAAGGGTCCCTGCGTCAACAAGCTGACGAATAAGACTAGTACCAGACTTAGCGAAAGCACCAATAAGATGAATAAGGCCAAAAGCATAAAAACCAAAGCCCGGAACATAGGAATAATGGACGAAATGATTACGCTTAGTTTTTCTGGCATCGTCTTCTACCCAGTTCCTGCGGATAGCCAGTATACTACCAGAACTCTTGTCTATTGTAACTATATAAGGCCGCGCTATTTTATCGTCGTCGTCAACGAACTCGTCGTCTTCGATTATCAGGTTAACGTGCATTTCAAGCAGTTTGTAGCGGTCATCCGACTCCGCACGGAAGCCCATCTTGGTAGCTATCTCTTTTTCAACCTCGTCGAGCGTGTTTACAGGCTCCCCTAGGTCGATTGATAGGTAAAAACCCGAATTTTGCAGCTTTTTCAGGTCATTTGACGTTTTCCGCATGATGTGGGTCACGCGCTCCGCGGTTTCGAGGTTCGACGCCCCATATGGCACCACAACATCCTCCGCGGCGACGTACATGGAGGTCTGACGGTCCAAACTAGGGTCAAAATAGCACTTTTTGAACGCATTTCCGGCCAGACCAAGCCCCCACAGCATCCGTTCATGCTCTGGGCGGTACTCAACCATACGTTCTGTAAGCTGGTAATTCATATCGGACTGCACACGGGCCGCAGCATCGCGTTTATCCTGTGTTTCCTTACCAATAATCTGTGTTTTCACTGGCCCAGACGCCGGAAACGTCTCCATCATGGTTTCCGCCTGAAACTTGACCAGCGCTTCCGACAGGAGGGGATGGTGGACGCCGCACGCGCCTTCCCATGGCTCCGTACGCTCTTCAATCTTCATCCCCAGCAGGTCCAACCCGTCTACGTAGGTCTGTATCCAGTCCTTGCGGGAGTTTTCGTCGTCTTCATAGTCGGATATCAGTTCGTCGGAGAGGGAATTAAGCATATTGTCGTCCAGATACTCCGCCATGTTCTCGTCGAACCTTATGGCTTCTTCTGTGTCCTCGCCTTCGCCAAGCAGTATCTCCATACCCTCATCGTCGTCGTTGGCTATGATTACCTCAATATCGGGCATGGCCGCGTGCTGCTCCTCCATCGGATCAAGGGCGTCCAGTCCGAGAGGTGCTTGATTTACTGATTTTTCAACGGCCATGTTTTTTACCTTTTGTGACGCTATTTGTTTTGGGGTTGTACGTGCCCTTACCACCAGCCCTATCCAAGGCCCGCTGCTTCGCAGTCATATTGTTCCGCTTCTGTCCTTTTTTGGTCAGCTTCCCGCTAGCGTCCATATCCCCGCGCTTCTTCAATATATTCTTGGCCAGCGGGGTACTCTTCACTTGAGCCGCCAGCCGCTTGACCAGCACGCCTTTACCCATGTGTTTCTGTGTAGCCCGCTTCACCATGTTTTTTTCCTTTTAGTGGAGTATCCCGCAGTTGGGGCACATAGCCCCCGCTCCTGTCACAAAAAAATACTCATTCCCGCAATTACACACCAGCATTGCTTCGCCTACTTGGGGAGCAAACTCAAATTCCCAGCGCCCCTTCATGGTACTGCACTGGGGGCACTCCAACTCTATAGTCCCCACCGGAGCTACTGCCTGCCATGTAGCGTCACATCCGAAGCATATAGCCGATCCTTGCCCCTGATACTCTATCTCGGGGTCCGGTTCATGCTTCTTGAAGTCTAAAATTTCCCCCATCAGTAATACCCTCGTCTTGCGCTTCTGCCCTTAAAGTACATCTGTTCTTCATCTTCGTCTAGTAGCGTAGTGACATAGCCACCCTGACGGAACCGCATCATCGCCAGACTCAGGCTATCAACATAGTCATCATGGGAGCCTGCGGGGAACTCTGCCACTTCGTCTATAACTTCTTCAGCCCAGTGCGTTGCTGGTGCCCACACGCGCCCGGAGGCGAATATGTCTGCAACAGCATTCAGGCGGGATATCTTGTCGTTGCCCCTCGTCGGGGTGTACTCCTGCACCGGCAGCCCCATGGCCCGCAACTCGTATATGAGTGGCGCGCCCGACGCTTTCTTCTCTATTATAACCCCGTCGGGTTCCCAGTCGTTATAGTGCTGTATGGCCACCTGCTTCAGCCGCGGAAACTCCATACGCTCCCGGAACGCATTAAGTAGGATGATGTTCGGCTGTTTGGTCCCCGTCGCATCCTCCTTGTAGAACACACCCCACATTGTCAGCGCCGAATAGTCGGCACGCTGTGTCTTCTCGAAGGCCGTGTCCCACGACTGCAATGTGAAGTCGCAATGCGGCGGATCATCATGGGGCCACTCCTGCCACCACTCCCGCTTGATTATCGCACTCTGGTCAGAGGTCGGGTTCTGCTGGTACTGCGCCATCCACTTGCTGTTCGGCAGTTCTGTCTTCAGCGCGGATAATTCCTCCATGGGCCAGAACTCCGGCCACAGGGGCTTGCCCGACGGCATTATCGCGGGAAATTCTATTACCTCCCATTCATTTCCTCCTCTTTGCATGGAGGACTTTAACACCTGCCCTGTCAGGTCCCTCTTGGACCATCGTGTATTATGACTCACCACCCCGTTGGCGATGAAGTTCTCGGTGCGGTCTACCTCTACGTCGAACACCTCTTCCCGCCCTGCGGGGTTAATGCTAACTATGGCGTCTAAGGTATTCCGCCCCACTCTCGAGGGTTTCCGGCGTTTTCCCGTACCCGACCGCGAGGTTGCAGTCGTTGCATAGTAACCCGCGTACCTTGCCGGAGTCGTGGCAGTGGTCGACGCATAGCTTACCGCCCCAATGGGCACGGGTGTTGTTGCCGTTAGGCTCCTCACCGCACACGTCGCACCGATTGTTACGTTCTTCCACCATCGCGTAATATTGCTCAAGGCTGATGCCGTAGCGGTGCTTAATGCGTCTCGCTCTGTTTTGCTCGGGGGTCTGTTTAGGAGGCGTGTATTGCGCTCGGTAACATGCGACGCAAAGGCCCTTACAATGGACCGGCTCACCGCAAGCGCATTTCTTTCCCTTCCACTTCCCATGATGTCCCACTGGGCGACGGGGGGCGTCAGGGTTTTTCCGGTGGTAGCTCTCTTTGGACTGGCACGCTTGGCATAACCCCGGTTTCGTTTGCGATCTTGCGGGACGCACGCACCCTTCGGTGCTACAAGCATGTCTCCCGTCGTCAAGTCTTCCACTCGTACCCATTCTTCCCGTCCTTTCCGGCGCACGAGGAACGGATGCCTAGCGTTCGCCTTCAATACACGGTTAGATCGTGTTTGTACAGCGTATATGTCATCAACACCACTTGACTGCCAGTTGTTCACCCGCGCCGCAGTCAGCGCGCCACCTTCGTAGGTAGCCACCATATCGCCGGAGCGTATATCTTTCAGGGGCGTCTCACTCCCGTCCGGGCGTAACACTGCGGTATCCCCCACCATACACATGACTATGACTATGGCCCCACCCGGCTGGAGCCGTTGCCGCGGCCCCGAGGTGTACCACTCGTAGGTCTTGTCGTAGATATCCGGGTTGATTTCCGCTAGCGCCGCCTCTTGCTCGGAGTGGGGATCGTCGATTATCAGCACGTCCGCACCCTTACCCGTGACGGCACCGCCCACACCAATAGCGAAGTAGTCGCCGCCCTTGTTTGTCTGCCAGCGGCCAGCAGCCTTGCTATCTGCCTGCAAGGCCACGCCGGGGAACAGTTCGTGGAATATGTCGGTATCGAACAGGTTTCTTACTTTTCTGCCGAAGCCTACTGCCAGTTCGGCAGTATGCGAGGTCTGAATGATCTTCTTCTGTGGGTACTTCCCTAGGAACCAAGCGGGGAGGAGGTAGGAGGCAAACTCAGACTTGGTGTGCCGTGGAGGCATGTTAATTATAAGGCGTTTCAGCGTGCCTTTGGCCACGCGCTCGAAGGCTTCCGCCATTACGGCGTGGTGCCGCCCTGATATAAACGTAGGCCACACTTCCTTAACGAACGGCATGAAGTGGTCCTGCGCCGCCTTGCGCTTCTTCAGATTTTCGAGTTTTTCAAGCTCCGCAAGGAGCAACTCCTGCTCTGGCTGCGACAGCAGCGGCAGGATAGACGGGATATCCTCTATTTTAATTTCGTCTAGCACGCGTCTTGCTCTTCTTCGTCTTCTACTTCCTCAAAGTCCCCTTCGGGGATTTTCTTACTTCTTTCTTCCCTGACTTCCGCAAACAGATCGTCCACGGCGTCCACTATGGGCGGGCCTTCTGCTATCTGGGCGTTGAGCAGGCGCTTCACACGGTCCTTGATTGCTTTTTCGAGGGCTTCTGGGGAATTATAGTTTATATTTATCTCTGATCTTTCGGTGAACATCCCGATATCACTATGCTTGCCTAGCAATTCTATTGCTTTCAGTTCTACCTTGGGGTCACCGTGGTCGGCTAGCTCTAGCAGCTTATTGGTAAGCGCGGAGCGGATGCGCGCATGATCCATAGCCAGACCGGAAGAATAATTCCGCATGAACTCCTGCGCGCTGCGTGCACCCACATTGGATTGCAAGGCCTTGGAATTGCCACTGGCAGCTTGCTTTAGCAGCTTTTTAAGGGCCGTTTCGTCTTTTTCATCGTCCAGTTCAGGGAGGTTTATGCTGTCGTCAGCACCTAGTTCGTCAAGCAAGTCCGCGGTACTTGCAGTGATCTTCAGATCATCCAGCTTCGTCTTTGGTTCTTCATCCGATAGATCATAAGGGATCGGGTGGTCTTCGCTTGGTGTTAGCACTACTGTCTTTTTAGGTTTTGCTTCGCTCATGGGTCTTGTCCCCTTTGATGTACTCTTATATTTTTTCTTCCTCCTACGCAAGCAGGGTGCGCTCTTTTCATTTTTCTTGCTCCTACGTGTGTAGGAGAAGATACTTTACGAAAAAGTGGTGGCAAGCACACTTTTGGGTGGCAAGCAAAAACGGCAGTTCTCTGGGGGTTAGAGGGGCACTTGCCACCCTTGCCACCACTTTTCACTTTTTCAAAATTTTGCGAAAAATTTTTATGGGTTTTCGTTTGAAAACATGACGGGGGGTGTTCGAGAAAGACCCCCTACCCCCAGAAGACTGCCAAAATATGAATTTCAAAATCACCAGTCATAAATTTCAAAACCACCAGTCATAACGTGCGGAATAGTAATAGAGGGGGGCAGGGACTTTTTTGTCAGTTCGGGGGTATGGGGGTGAGTAGGGTGCGCGCCACTAACAATGTTAGGGCTTGGCCGCCCCGGTTGTTGTGCTACATAATAGGGACAAGGTGCAATTCTGCGCCTTGCAACTTACCAAGGAAACATACGTTATGACTAACACAACACAAGCAAGCAAGCCAGCCAGCAAGCCAACCAGCAAAGGTAAGGCAAAGACTGCCAGCCAAATATTGGCGGCAAGCAGGGATAAGGCAAAGGCAAAGGCTGATGCAATCGCCGCGCGTAACATAGCAAAGATTGCCAGTGTTGCTAGGAAAGCAGCCGAAACAAAGCCGCTTCCCGTATTACGCATGGCTTTTATAGATGCCACGATTAAAGGGCAAGGCTCTACTATGGCATATGCGAATAGTCTAACTGCGCAATTCGGGACAGGATGGGAAAAGATTACCTTGTCTGGCCCTTGCAA